AGGTCTCGCTGCTCTCGGATAGCTACAAGAAAGTCACCCGCGACATCGAGGCGACGGCGACGGTCGCGCAGCGCGCTGCGGCTCAGCGCCGCGCTGCGATCATGGACACCATCAACATGAACGAGGCACAGCTCCGCGCCTCGGTCAATCGTGGTGCGTCTCAATTCGCGTTCTCACCTGACCAGGCTCGTCAATTCAACATTCCAGCGCTCAACGCCCAGATTGAGCAGGGAACGCAGCGGCTTCAGCAGTACCAGCTTGCCATGAGCCGTGCAGTTGAGCAGGGCCGCAGTGCCCCCTTGTTGGATCGGCTCGCGCTGGGTTTCAATAACGTCAAGAACAGCGTCTCGGAGGCCGAGGCCAAGATCAAGGCGTTCAACGCGCTCCCCGAGCAGCGCATGAAGGCCGTCACCTCGATGCTCTTCTCGGGCGGCGGACTAGCATTCGGTGCGCGCATCCTTGGGGCGTCACTCATCACCACAGGGATCTTCGGGGTCATCAATGCCGCACAGCAGGGTGCCCAGTATATCGCCCAGCTTGAGGATGCGTTCGCGAAGCTGCAGGCCATCTCGGGCTCGACCGACACGGAGATGCAGAAGTTCGCTGGCTCACTCCTGAAGCTCAGCGAGAATAGCCGATACTCGACGCTTGAGATCGCCCAAGGCGCTACTCAGATCGCACAGGCGGGTTACGGAGCGGCCGACTCGGTTGGCGTTCTAGACGCCTCACTGAAGCTCGCCGCGGGTTCCGGCTCTACGGTCACTGAGGCCGTCGAGACGATGACCAGTTCGCTTGGTGCATTCAACCTGCAGGCGAGCGAGGCTGGGCACGTAGCCGATGTGCTGATGGAGGGCCTCAACCGGTCAAAGCTCTCGATCACACAGATGCAGGCGGCACTACAGTATACTGGTGCGACGGCGCACGAGACCGGGATCAGTATCGAAGAACTGACGGCTATTGCAGCCTCGCTCGCCAACGCTGGTATCCGGAGCGGATCGACGATCGGAACCGGCATCCGCATGCTGCTGGTCGATCTTCAGACCCCCACCGAAAAGTTCAAGCAGGAACTCAAGAGCCTTGGCCTCACAATGGCCGACGTCGATGTGAAATCGAAGGGGCTCGCCGAGGTTGTTCGTAAACTGACCGATGCGGGGTTCTCGGCTGAGGCGGCGTACAACGGGTTCGAGGTTCGCGCAGCTGCGGCTTTCCTCGCATTCCGTAATCAGATCGATCTGTACGATGAGCTTTCGGTTCAACTGACCAAGACTGGTGCTGCTGCTGCAGCTTCAGCGAAGGCGAGCGACAGTCTCGCTGCCAAATGGCAGATGACCAAGAACAAGCTCAGTGAACTCGTCACACTGATGGTCGGCCCCTTCATGAATGTTCTGAAGGGTCTCCTTACCCTTGTGGGTGGGGTAATTGATGTGTTTGCGAGCTTTGCAAACTCGATTGCGGAGTCGATCGGCGGCGTCGGCAACCTATCGATCCTTCTTACTGCCCTTCTTCCAATTGTCGGTGCACTTTTTGGTCCGACCGGAGCCCTCATCGGCGGTGTGCTTGCTTTGATGAGTCTCGCCGGCGCGCTCGGCGGTGCGACTGATAAAATGGATAAGCTCACTGCGGCGACGAACGAAGCTGAGCAGAAAATGCAGGCGTCGCGTCAGACTGTGACCTCGGTCGACGAGGCGATTCAGAGACTGATCGAGCGACAGGACCAACTGCGTAATAATCACGTCGCGCTGCAGGTCGAGACGCTAAACCTCACCGAGAAGTTCCAGGGTCTATCATCTATCCTTGGAGGTGCAGCCAAGAGTTACGATGACCTCGTCGAGGCCATGCTCCGGTACCGGGGTGTGGCGATGCGCGAACTACAGGAAGCGGCGCGCAGTCAGGCGCTTGCGGCGCAGACCGAGGGCAGTGCGCAGGTTGGGAAATTCCGTGGTGGCGCACGTTCTTATGTAGATCTCGTCCGCGCAAACGGCGGTTTAGGTCAAAACGGAGAGCTTCGCTGGAGCCCGGAGCTCAATGCTGCCACTCAGTTCATGCTGGCGGCTCAGAATAAGCCGTACAATACGATGAACTCGGAGCAGCTCGTCGACGAGCGCATAAAGCTCCAGAAGGTCATCAATGATCTCGTCGCAACGAAGCAGACTAACGGTGTCTACAAGCAGTATCTCGACCTGCTCAATAGCCAGTTGCAGACGCTGCAGGAAATCGCTGCGGCTCGTGCCAAGATCACTACGGCAGAAACCCAGTTCTCGATCGCCAAGACGGCCAGCAGTCCCCAAGAACAACAGCGCTTCCGGACGTTCACCGAGGTCCAGAGCAACGTCCAGCAGGGATTGGAAGCCAATAAAGCCAAAACAGGATCGGGAGATGCTACCCTCCGCAACACGATGGCCCTTGCGCGCAAAGAGGTCGCCAAAATGGAGGCCGAGCTCAAGGGTATGGATAAGAGCTCGGCCGAAGCTCGCGTCCTCATGGACGACATTGCCCGCATCCGTGGTGAGATGGCAAAAGTCCAGCGGGCATCTGATGAGGCGACCCGTGACCTGCTAAAGAATTTGAAGGCGGGACCGGGTGGGGACCTGTCCGGTAGCGAAGTTGCAACACTGATCCGCGCCGAGTTCGCGGGTGCCAACGTCTACAGCTATCAGAAGCGGCCTCTGTCTGAGCAGCGCCGTCTCTACGACCTATACAAAGCTGGCAAAGGGCCACTCGCCGCCAGACCCGGTACCAGCCACCATGGCTCGGGCCATGCGCTAGATATGACACCCATCCCGGGCTTCTCACTGGACCGGGTAGTGGACTTCCTCGAGAGCCGGGGGGTCGAGGTCATCGAGGCCCTGAATGAGCGAGACCCAAAGACTGGGAGCTTCCATTGGCACCTTGCGTGGAAGCCGAAGAAGTCGCGCTACCAGACAACTGAAGACAATGAGCTTCAGCAATTGCTCGAGCAGCGCGCGAATACGCAGCAGAGCAAACTCGCCAAACGCATTCAGGCGATCATCTCCGAGGCTAAGGGTGGCCTGAAGTCAGTTCCTGAACTGACTGCCGAGGCAAAGACGACCGCCGACGAATATGTCAAAGCTGGTCTTCATGCATTCGATGTCGCTAACCCGACTGAGGGTCTCAGCCCCACGCGCATGCAGGCGCGAATGGAAGCGCGTAATGCGCTGAAAGAGAAACTGCTCGAAGACGTTCGCAAATATTACGCCGACTTCTTCCGCGCGGTCAGCGACTTTTCGATCGACCAGATGGAGCTCGCGCTCAAGGATAGTGGTCGCATCCTCGATGAGGAAATCCGGAAGGCGAAGAAGATCGCCACGGATGCCCAGAGACAGCTCGACATCCTCGGCAACCGAACCAACCGCAACAACTATGGCACTGGCACCGAATACATCCTGAACCGCCGTAAGGAGGCTGCTCAGGACACGAGCGATCAAGCACAAATCCTGGCGATGCGGCAGGCCATCTTCCGTGACACCATAGCGGTCTCAGCGGCGGAAGCCGCAGTCAATGCGAGCCCCGAGGGCGATGCAAAGAAAGAGCAGCTCGAGAAAATCGCGGCGGCATGGGCGAAGATCCGCGAACAACTCGCCGCGGTCGCCGAACTGCAGGATGTCGTCAACGCACGGCATGAGAAGCTCGCCGCAATTCCACTGAAAGAACGCCTCGAGGGAGCCGCGCAGGCTTGGCTTGAGAACTCAGGTGCGATGGACAGTTGGCAGAAGCAGGCCGAGAACGCTGTTGGCCCAGCTCTCGACACTCTCGCCAGCGGTTTCAGCCAGTTCTTCGAAGACATCATGACCGGCAGCAAATCGTTCAAGCAGGCGCTTGGCGATATGCTCAAGACCTTCGCCATGTTCGTGGTGCAGATGATTGCCAAGGCCCTCGCCCTGATGGCCGTGAAGGCGATCCTCGAAGCGCTAGGACTAAAAATGCCGGCCGGCATGCAGGAGGGTGGTCCCGCCATCTCGACCGGGACCACAGGTGGAGCGCGCTTCAATGGTGGACCCGCAATCCCCGGCCGTGTCGGTGGTGGTTCCATCTATGACTACCTGCGGGAGAGCGGAGGTGGAGTCCGGACCGGCGTCAGCAACCGTGACAGTTCGCTCTACAACCTCGCCCACGGTGAGTACGTCGTTCGCTCCAAGTCCGTGCGCGAGATCGGTCTCACCAACATGGAGATGATCAATAAGCACGGCGCCCGCGGTCTCGCTGCGCTGCGCGGCGCGAACGTGATGCAGAACATCACGCTGCCCAAGCAGGAGACTAACGTCTTTGTCGTCAAGCCGGAAAGCGCCCCGCCGATGGGCCCGAACGATGTTCTGGTCACGATCCAGGAAGACATCCTGCAGGGCGGCGCGACCAAGAAGCTAATCAAACAGGTCGCACAGGGAGCATAACCTTGGCCGTTTTCGACTTCGCCCCAAACACGCACGTCGCCGAGGAAATCCCACCGGAGGAAGCAACGGCGACCTCGATGAACGGGTGGGACTTCACGGCCAAGCCGGCCGTCCCCTATCGTCGCAAGTTCAAGCTCACGATGAGCGGTATGCGCTGGTTCCTCAACGAGAACGGAGATGGACTAGATCTGCTCAGCGACCCCAAGCACAACGCTGGTAGGCTACTCCAGTTTTATCAGGATCACCGTAAGTGGGACTCGTTCGAATACCATCACGAGTATCTCGGCCAACTCACCTGCCGGTTCGATGCGCCCGTCTCCGTGCCCAAGGCGCTCCCTAACTCCAACGGCCTGGTTCCTGACTTCGAGATCCAGCTCGTGCATCACAATCCGAGCTTTTAAGTGTCGTCGCTCCCTCAAAGCCACGTCGAGGACGCCCTCAAGCTCAACGCGGACGCGAAGATCTCGTTGTTCGAGCTCACCCCTG